GTTGGGGTTAACTTTCAAACATTATTTGATCCATCCGTTACCTTTGGTGGATCAGTTCGTTTAGTTACTGATATTTTACAGGCAGCAGGCGAATGGGTCGTGACTTCCGTTTCACATCGGCTTGAATCAGAAAAGCCAGGTGGTGCATGGTTCTCAAATATCAGGGGGAATGCCAATGGCCTCTCAGTCACAGGGCGCTAATGGCGTACCTAACGGCCAACAACGGCCGTCTACCACATGGGGCGAATTCAATAACCTAGCGTTCATGGTGCAACAGGCATTGTCTAAAATGCAGACTGCCACGCTGGTACGAATTGAAGCCTGTACGAATGCGGGCGCACTCTCCCCCGTTGGCTATGTTGATGTGACCCCATTGGTTAATCAACTAGATGGCCAGGGCAACCCTACGCCTCACGTTACGATTTACAACGTGCCTTACTTCCGTCTGCAAGGTGGTGCGAATGGCATTATTATTGATCCGCAAAAAGGTGATATCGGTATTGCGGTTTTTGCATCGCGTGATATTTCTAAAGTCAAAACGACAAAGAAGCAAGGCAACCCCGGCAGCTTGCGTCAATACAATTTTGCTGATGGTATGTATATCGGCGGTGTTCTTAATGGTACGCTGACCCAATATGTGCAGTTCAGTTCGTCAGGAATTCGGATTCATTCGCCGACACAAGTCAAACTAGACGCACCCGCTATTTTGTTGGAAGCCGGTACCATTACGCTTAATGGCTCCACTTCAACAACCATCACAACCCCGACATTCACGGTTAACGGTTCAACGGTACTTAACGGTCCCATTTCGCAAACTGGCGGCGGTGATGCGGAATTCTCCGGTTCTATGGCTGTAACAGGGGACGTGACAGCACAGGGCACTAGCGTTCATAATCACGTTCATAGTGGCGTAACGCCTGGCGGCGGTAATTCGGGGAAACCGGTATGACGCAATACAATACGCTTTTGCTAGATCGAACCGCATGGGATTTGGTCATTGATAGTGCTGGCAATATCGCCATGGCCGAACCGCCTTACGCATTGGCTCAAGACGTTGCCAGCGCCGTTCGCCTATTTCTGGGGGAACTTTGGTATAACACACCAAAGGGTATTCCATACTTTGAAGATGTTCTAGGCCACTTGCCTCCAATCTCGTTGCTTACGGGTTACATCGAAAAGGCCGCAAAGACTGTGCCGGGTGTGGTGTCTGCCCAATGTATAATTTCAGCATTTACCGCCCGCGAAGTTACTGGGCAAATCCTTTTTATTGACGAAACGGGAGCGGCGAACAATGTCACTTTCTAGTGTGCCAAAAATCCAGTTTACGCAAGCTGGTTTAATTGTTCCTGCTGAATCGGACGTTTTAGCGGGCGTACAAAGCGATATGAACGCCGCCTTTGGGGGTGGCCTCAATTCAGCGCTAGAAACGCCACAGGGGCAGCTTGCGTCAAGCCAAACGGCAGTTATTGGCGATAAGAACAACGAGTTTGTTTATTTCACCAATCAGATAGACCCGCAGTATGCCGACGGTCGCTTTCAAGATGCTATCGGGCGAATCTACTTTCTGACGCGCAAACCTGCCACATCAACGGCGGTAACTGTCACGCTTACCGGTTTAGCGGGTACCGTAGTCCCTGCTGGCACTCTCGCACAGGATACTTCCGGCAATACCTATATTTGCACGGGTGATGCGACGATTGCCAGTACCGGCACCGTTACGGCTGAATTCCAGAATATTGACACCGGGCCTATTCCATGCGCCGCCGGTACTCTGACAACAGTCTATCAGGCAATTCCCGGATGGGATGCTATTACCAATGATGCTGATGGCATTATGGGATCGGTGGTTGAAAGTCGGGCAGACTTTGAATATCGCCGAAAAAACTCTGTTGCGCTTAACGCAACCGGTACGCCCGAATCAATTTATGCAACAGTTTATGACTTGGAAAACGTATTAGACGTTTATGTCATTGATAACCCGAAGGGGATTGTCGTAAATAAGGGTGTCACCAATTACCCGATGTTGCCCCATTCTGTTTATGTGGCCGTTGTCGGTGGTCTGGATGCAGATATTGCGGCCGCTATTTGGAGAAAAAAGGATTTAGGTTGCGATTATAACGGGAACACTTCGGTTACTGTCAAAGACGAAAGTGGCTACAACTTCCCGCAGCCAACTTACGAAGTTACGTTTGAACGTCCGGTTTCTCTGCCAATCAAGTTTGCCGTAAATATTGTTAACGATCCGACTTTGCCGTCAAATATTGTTGATCTTGTTAAAGCGTCAATCATTGCCCGATTTAATGGTGCTGATGGCACTAATCGTGAGCGCATTGGCTCATCGATCTTTGCCAGCCGCTATTACGCCCCGGTATCAGCTGTTGCAACGAATGTTGCCGTGGTGTCAATCTTGATCGGTACCAGTACCCCAACGCTGACTAAGGTTGATGTAGGTATTGACCAATCGCCGACACTCACGGCCTCAAATATTGCGGTGAATCTCGTATGATTAACGTAGAACAAACCATAATCAGTCAGTACGGTAATAGCGCAACTATTACTCAACTCATTCGCAATATGAATGGGTACCTAGACCCACGCGCTGATTTTGATACGTTCTACGATTTTGTTTGGAATGTGGAAACCGCGCAGGGTTTTGGCTTGGATATCTGGGGGCGAATTGTCAATATCAAGCGCGAATTGCTTATTCCCGAAACGCCTAATTATTTCGGATTTAGCGATGCTTTACCTGGATCATATCCTTTTGACGAACAGCCGTTTTTTGACGGTAGCGAACCGGCCACGCAGACATATCGTTTGAGTGATGATGCCTATCGTCAATTGATTCTAGTTAAAGCGTTGGCAAACATTTCGGCCACAAACGCACCGTCAATCAATCAGCTTTTGCAGAATCTTTTTGCAGGTCGCGGGCGTTGTTACGTCAATGATACGGGCAACATGACGTTGCGCTATACCTTTGAGTTTTTGCTCACCCCTTACGAATTCGCAATTATGACGCAAGCTGACGCCTTGCCTCATCCGGCGGGGGTGGATGCTACACTAATCACCACGAATATTCCTGTTTTTGGTTTTTCCGAAGCCGGTACAGGGTCGGCGGCCCCATTCGGTCAAGCCCCATTTATCCAAGAAGGTGCTATTCATGCAGCTAACTAACGCTCCTGGCAAACTTGTTTTGCCCTTCGCCCAATCGGGCGGTAAAAATGAAATTCCCGTTGATTCGCAGATTGGCATTAATGGTGGCGCCGCCTCATTAACTGACGGTTTTCCACCATTGACCCGCACTCCCTTGGCTGCTGGCGGTATCCCGCCGTCAGGTTTGGATATGAACGGCATTCTTTACGAATTGTCGGCGATTATTCGTTGGGTAAATGCCGGTGCCGGTTTTGTCTATGATGCAACTTTTGCAACAGACGATAACGTTCAAGGCTACCCTAAAGGTTCCCGCGTACTTCGATCTGACGGCCTTGGCTACTGGTTCAATACCGTGGATGGTAATACGACCAATCCCGAAGCTACAGGCGCGGCCGCTGCTGGCTGGGTTCCTGACTTCTCGACGGGCGTATCCGCTATCAGCATGACAAATGCAAATGTCACGTTGAACGAATTGCAGTACGGTAAACCGGTTATTGTGATTAGCGGCTTATTGACTGCCAATCTGAATCTCATTTTCCCGAATATGGTGGGCGAATGGGTTGTAATCAACAATACGACCGGCGCTTACACAATCACTTGTAAAACCGCCGCCGGTACTGGCGTAATTGTTAATTCCGTGCAAAAGATTGTCGGCGATGCGACTAACATTTACAGCACGGCCAATGACGCTATGGCGATGCTTACGGCCAACGTATCAACGGCCAATGGTACTGCTGACGCATTGACAGCCACATTTACCCCCGCGCCGCAACGCTGGGCAACAGGCGTGCCGTATTTCGTACGCGCAGTTAGTGCCAATACGACAGCAACACCGACATTCACGGCAAATAGCGGTGTACTGGCTGCAAAGACCATTATCAAGGGTAATAACTCAACACTGGCCGCTGGCGATATCGCGGGCGCTGGTCATTGGCTGATGCTGCAATATGACGCCGCGCTTGATAAAGTGGTTCTGTTAAATCCGGCTTATGGTATTACGGCAAATAACAATGCTGGTCTGTTCAAAAAAGCAGATTCGACCATTGTGGCATTTAGCAAAACAGGCGCTTTCACGGCTTCGACTTCGCAACAGTTACGCATTGAAATCAATGGTACGGTTCAAGTCATCGCTGCGTCTACTGCTATCACCATGCCAGTTAGCCCCGTTGCTGGTACTGACTATGCAATTTGGGCAAAGCCTGACGGTTCTCTTGAGGCAACAACTAACTTTAGTTCGCCCCCAGTTGCCAACAGTCGCAAGATCGGCGGCTTCCATTATGCGCCTGGCAGTAATGCTACGGCACAAGCTGGCGGCAATACGACACCACAGATTAATGAATACAGCTTTTGGGATTTGAAATTCCGTCCGACTGCTACTGATCCGCGTGGCATGGCATTAATTGCCGGTGGTTACTGGATGGATATTTATCTAACCGGTGTGGATGCCATTACTAACGGTTCAAGTAAATACAATGTGGTTATGGCTGATGGTTCTAGCCCACCAAAAGTACCTACGATGTTTGGTGGTTCGGGTTCTAGCACATACGGCTCGTATACTTGGTTTGAAGCCATGGAACTTGCCACGGCTTTCGGTAAACGTTGCCCAAATCAACAGGAATTCATGTCGGCTGCATATGGTACAACAGAAGCGTCTAGCCTTGGTTCTGATCCAGGCAATACCGTACTAAATGCCGCCTACACTTCAAAATGGGGTCTTATTCAAGCAACAGGCGTTCTGTGGGTTTGGGGTACCATGCGAGCAGGTCCGTTTGCCGGTGCATCTTGGAATGCGAACACGGAAGGTCGTGGTTCCGAGTACAATGCGCCTAATGCGGTGCATGTTGGAGGCAACTGGAGCAACGGGGTGGTCTCCGGTTCTCGGTCTTCTGGCTGGAGCGACGCCGCGTCGGTCTCGGACGGCGGCATCGGGTCGCGTTTTGTCTGTGACCACTTGCAACTTGATTAAGGGCGCGAAAGCGCCCGCGTTAGTAACTAGATGAATCCTATAAAAGACGTTGCACCCAGTTTCGGGCAGATGGTAACTACGGAGAAATATGAGCGCGTAATCGCTTATCTTTACCCGATAGCACAATCTATCAAAAGGCGTCATGGTGTTGCTCGGGACATGTTCTTGCAACGTCTTTTAGGGATTCCCGAATTAATCTTCATAGCGGGGAAATCACAACAAATATCTAGGCTTTATGCCGTAGATTCAGCATTAGCTGATTTGCGGTTTTGGTTGCGATTCTTACATTCCATCGGTGAATTAGGTACTAATCAGTTACAAGCTGCGCAGATTCTTATCGCAGAAGTTGGCTGTATGGTCGGTTCATGGATGAAAAAGAAGTGATTGCACTATGGATAGGCTGGGAAAACGTGCGGTGAATTTTGGAGGCAACTGGAACAACGGGGTGAACTCCGGTTCTCGGTCTTCTAACTGGAACAACGCCGCGTCGAACTCGAACAACAACATCGGGTCGCGTTTTGTCTGTGACGGCATTAATACTTCGCTCTGACAACGTTCCGACTTGTCAGGCAGACCAATTAAGATGTGGTCAGCCAGTTCTATCCTCCTTCGGGGAATACCCTTCTTGGTTCGGCATAACGCTTAGTAGGAAACCAAAGGCGTGGCCGACATTCTAAATGCCGAAGAAACATAGAAATTTAATCGACCAGATTACAACCATAGAAAACTTACGGGACGCTTACAAGAAAACGTCCAAGGGTAAGAAAATGACATATGGTTATCTGGAATTCAAAGAGTATTCGGAAGTAAATTTATTACTGGTTCAAGAGGAATTGCGCGATGGTGCTTATGCCATTGGCGATTACCGCGAATTTACTGTATACGAACCAAAAGCCCGATTGATATCAGCCCTTGATTTTAAGGACAGGCTCGTTCAGCACGCTTTGTGTAACGTTGTAGCCCCAATATTTGAACGTGGCTTTCTACCCTACACATTCGCTTGCCGTAAGGATTTCGGCACTCACTCTGGGGTTAGGCATATACAAGCGGCATTGCGCCGCACTAAGGCGCAATACTTCCTTAAAACGGACTATTCCAAATATTTCCCTAGTGTTGATCGTGAAGTATTGCACGGGATGATTGAGCGCAAAATTGATTGCCACAAAACACTCGAGATATTGCGGGAAATCATCCCGACAACGGGCAAAGGTATTCCAATCGGTAGTCTGACAAGCCAGCTATTTGCAAACGTTTACGGTAACGCCGCCGATAGATTCGTTCACTTTGAATTAGGTCATCGTCATTGGGCGCGATATATGGACGATATGGTTATGCTGGGCAATGATCCAGACCGCTTACATGACGATTTTGCAAAACTTAATGAATATTCTATGGACACGCTTAAGCTTCGTATAGGAAAATGGCAAGTATCGCAAACAAGGCGTGGTGTCAACTTTCTGGGTTATCGGATATGGGATACTCACAAATTGTTACGCAAAGATTCAGTTTTACGGGCAAAACGCAAGGTTGCCAACTTTTTGCATCATAATGACATGGATGGATTACAACGCTTTGTCGCTTCGTGGTCTGGACATGCACAATGGGCTAATGCCCATAACCTGACAACTTGGATGGAGAATCGCTATGGAATCACCTGTTAGCCGAATTATCATCAATACACGGGAAGACCTGGATTCAATCGTCGGTACCCCGCAACATGATGAATTTATGGAAATGCTCAAAGGTAGCATTTACCGCCTTGAAAAAGATGACGAAGCGAAAACTTGGGTTGCGGTAAAAGACGCAACACTCATCAAGCAATTCGGATTCGCGCTCAAAGACTTCTCTAACGTTAAGCCGCCCGAGTTACCCGAATATGTACCGCCCCCCTCTAAGGTTCCTCAAGTTGTAACGATGCGTCAGGCTCGTTTGGCGTTGCTGAATGCAACCCTGCTGCAAGCCGTCATCGATGCCGTGGACGCTATCCCCGGCACGCAAGGTAATGCCGCTAAAATCGAATGGGAATATGCACAGGAAGTGCGCCGTGATTCGATGCTAGTTGCGTACATTGCAACCGCGCTATCGTTAACTGATGCGCAACTGGATGAACTGTTTACAGAGGGGGCTTTGCTCTAAATGGAACACTTCCAGCTTTTTATCAATATCATTCTTGGGGCCGCAGCCAGTACGCTCGGTTGGTTTGCCCGCGAACTGTGGTCAGCTGTGAAATTGCTCAAAGAAGACTTGGCAAAACTTCGTGAAGAAATCGCCAATGATCGAGTTCACAAAGATGATTTTCAACTGGCAATTGATCGATTATTTCAGAAGCTTGATCGTATCGAAGACAAGCTAGACAAAAAGGCCGACAAATGACACTCGGACAAAAACAGCGCCTACTTGTGCAATTGGTCGCAAAGCTGATTGAATTCGCCTATTCAAAGGGCTATGAATTGACGCTAGGTGATGCTTTCCGTGATCCTCGCGTTCACGGGGCTATGGGTGTAAAGCTAGGCTATAGCCATCCCAAAAGCAACCATAAGCAACGCCTGGCCATTGATTTCAATTTATTCAAAGACGGTGTATTTCTTCAAAACACAGAAGATCATCGTGAGTTAGGTGAATTTTGGGAATCACTCGACCCTTTGTGTCGTTGGGGCGGTCGCTTCAATGACGGCAATCATTATTCAATTGAACATGACGGAATAAAATAATGGACTTCATTACCCTAGCTCTCGGCCTCGGTCAGCTTGTCCCGGCAATTACGAAATGGATTACGGGCAGCGACAAAGCCGCCGAAGTTGCTGAACAAGTCGTAAGCATTGCCGAAACCGTGACCGGCAAAACGGGTAATGATGCCCTAACGTCAATCAAAGCCGATCCGGCGTTGCTTATGGCCTTCAAAGAGAAGGTTATGGAGCGTCAGACGGAATTGGATCGTCTGGCCTATGGTGACATTGCCAGCGCCCGCCACATGCAAGAAACGGCGCTGCAACAGGATGATATTTTTTCCAAACGCTTCGTGTATTACTTGGCCGCCTGGTGGTCGCTGTTTTCATGCGTTTACATCATCGTTATTTCGGTAATCACCATACCGGAAACAAGCGTGCGCTTTGTGGATACGATTCTAGGGTTCCTGCTCGGCACCGTGGTTGCTACCATCATTCAATTCTTTTTGGGTTCAAGTATCGGCAGCAAAACTAAAGATACCCTCGCAGAAATTCTGGCCGCCCGTAGGTAATCAGCGCGGGCATTCTTTTCGATAAATACCCTTGTAGTCTGGCCAGGTCTTTGTCTTGACCATTTCGCAATAATGCTCCTGTTGCGCTACCTCATCGTCATGAGCCATATTGCTAATCAAAGCAATCAGCGAAATCAAGGCGGCAATAAGAATAATCTGTTTCATAGTTCTGTCCTGTCTAAAAATACGCGGTAAGCCGCTTGCATTCCGTTGATACTTTGCCCATTGGCTAGATAGGCTTTAACCATATCAATAGCCACATCGGCAGGTAATTGATCGGGCAATTTCTTTGGTTTTGATGGTGGTGCTTCAAAGGTCTTTATTTCCTTAACGATTTTTGAGCGCCGATCCACTTTACGACATGCGGGCGGGTCTGGGTCATTAATATCCCAAGCCAGCCCGCACGCGGCGCACATCATCTGGTCGCTATACTGGCGTGCTAAACAATTACGCTGCGGTTTCATTTTTGGCTTTCCATACCTTATACCAAGCGGTCTGATAAATGGCCGATTTAGTAATTCCAGCACGTTGAGCGGCAGCATAAGGTGACAAACCCCCCTCAAGAACCAATTTGCGGGCCTCTGCCATCGCTGCGGACTCTCGGGCTCCCATTACTCATCCCCTACCAATTCCGTAAGCCCTTGCAGCGTATGCGTGGCTTTCTTGATATCCAGCATCCCGCCTTTGTCTTGCTCCCGTGCTAAGTAGGCAATAGCTGTACCCTTCATGTACCCTCGGAATTCTTCGGGTGTCAACCAATGGCGCAAAACTTCCCATGGTTGATAAGCGCCCAATTTTCGGTAATGATCGCCCCCCTCCTGTTTATCCAGCGCAGACAATGCTGCACCATCAATGATGAATGCGCCAGCTAACAAGTTGGTTTGACATTGACCACGGGAGCCATGATTCTGATAGTAGGTAAACGCTTCGTTGGATTCAGCAATAACGAATTCCAAACCCGTTGTGCGGCAAGTGATTTTAGTACCTGGTTTATATGTCATTTCATGCACTCCTTTTTAATGTATTCACTGGCGGCCGCTAGAATTTCGCTATCTTGCTGAAAGCGAATGCCAGCATCCTTTAAGCGTTTGGTGATGTAAGTCAGCGCCCGATATGCGTGGGCTTCATTCGCGGGAAATGGTTGCTGTGACAGCCGAAAATCAAGCGCAAAAGCCGCTTTTTGTGCGTCTGGGTATTTGGCATCCATAACAGTCATGGAATACGCCTCATACGCCGCACGCACGCCCTGTAGGCATTGATTGTCACCAAAGCCAATGTTACCCGCATGGGCAACAGTAGAAAATGCGCACAGCGCGATTACGATAGCTTTACGCATGATTAGTTGTCCGTAAAAATTTTATTAAGTTCATCACGCCCATAGTCAGCAGCATTGACAAGTTCGCTTTCCAATTCACTCAATGCTGCGGCTATTTCACGGGCTTCGCTTTTGTTATCTCCGCGTAATTTTTCACCAAGTTCAAATACACGATCCGATAACTTCTCTAAAAAGCCTTCCTCTGGATATTGAGCAACGGCTTCATCAATACGAGTTTGAATTGCATCAGCTTCGATTCGTTCATCACGTTCTTCTTCTAAAGAATGGCATCGTTTAATCAATTCCAATTCAACAGGCGTTCGCATAATTTGCGGTTCACATTCGAGCGCTTGAATCAAATGTCTCGTATCCATAGATGACATTAATGCTGAATTTAGCGTTAGCATTTAACCTCTCCAAGTTAAGCCCGATCTGGGCATGTCGTCACTATAGG